TTAGCTGCCCTTCTTCGCGGCGTTGTGTATTTTAATAATTGTCTTTACGCCGTAAAATAAGGCATAGGCAGAAAAGCCGCCGACAACTATAAGGTAAAGCCAATCCCAAATAGCGAACTTCGGCTTTTCCTCGGTCTTGGTTTCGGTGGCTTCCTGTTGGGCCGCCGAAACGTCGGCTTTTATTGCGGTGTCCTCAGTGGCGGTCGCTTGGGCTGTGGCTTCGGTCGCCCGGCTCTCGTTCTTTTCGCCGTTAATGACTGCCCGGCCCGTAGTGATACTTTTCACGTTGGGGGGCTTCGCCTTCGTGCCGTCCTCAATGGATCCGCCCGGAACTATCGCGTTAAGCCAATCGGGGGCGGTGCTGTCGGAAGGAAGCGTAGGAACTTCGCCGGGGTAAAATTCCACCTTGGCGAAGTCTATAACTACGTTCTTCTTCTCGTCGGTCTGCACGTTGGTAATTATTGCGGTCTGCCCTGTGGCTTCGGTGTGCTGCTGTCCGGCGGTCGTCGCTGTAAGCTGCGCTTCGGCCTGGGTTTTGGTCGCCGTTGTCTTCCGGGTGGTGGAACAGCCGGAAAGGAAGAAGGCGACGGCGGCTATTAGGAAAATGGCTATTCGTGTCATACGTCGGGGAAGGTTACTTTTTTAGCGGGGTTCGTGTTGTGGGTAAGGCTTCCGTACTGAATACGGTTAAGGCGGTTAAGCCAGCCTTTCCTAAACCGCTTTTGTGAAGGGTTGGCGGCTATGATGCCTTCAATGAAGGCGACGCGGGCGGCCTTAATCTTGTCGAACAGGACGCGGGGCGGCTGTGCGTTAAGGGCGGCTAAGGTCTTGTCGCCTACAATGCCGTCCACCGTTACGCCGAGAAGGGCCTGCACCTTGGTTATTCCGTGCTTGCCGGAAGCCCATACCCAATCGACGACAATGTTAGCGACGGACTGCGAAGTAATGCGGTCGGCTTTCCACCGGTTCCAATAGTGGGGACGCATAACACGCTCCACCGCGTCGGTGTCGGTTATCTTCTTGAGGTCGTCTACGTCGATGTCGCCGTCGCCGTCCTTGTCGTAGCCAACTTGTCGCCACGTCGCAATAGTAACGCCTTTGTTGGTCGCTCCGCCCCGGTCTAAGGGGTCGTTTACAAAGCCGCCTTCGTGCGACAAAATGAAGGGGGCTAAAATTGCTAAATTTGCCATGCTGTGTTAATATTGGTTAGTCAATGAAGGCGGGCAGAATGTACTGAATATTCATAGCGGCTTCGTGAAGAATGGCGCGGGCTTCGGCTTCGTCTATCTTCTGCCCGTGGGTAAACTCGCAAAAGATTGAGCCTACCCAATCGTGCGAATTATCGGAAAGTCGCTTTATTATTACCTGCTCCGTGCCACACGACGAAAGTAAAGATTTTGCGTAGCGGTCGGTTACTTGGTTGTCTATGTCAGTTATGAACATAAACAAGTTCTTAGTAAGGTCGGCGCAAAACTTCGCTACGTCGCACATTTTTAGGTTTTGAATACGCGGCTTCATGCTCTCCACTCCTTTGCGTTTGCTTTCAAAGTAGATGCTTACCATGCTTTCGTTGCCTAATGGGTGCGGCTGAACTATATAAACCCGGTCGGCTTTAAGTTCATGAAGTATTTCCCACAATTCGCCGTGGACTAACGCCGAATTGTCGGAACGCCGCTTACGCTTTACTTCGTTGTCGCGCTGCATCTGCTCTACCTTCAAGTCGGTAAGTTTATTTTTTGCGTATTGGTTGTAACTGAACCACGCGGTAATAATCACAGCCAACGCGCTAATTATTTCGGGTAAATACTCCATCGTTGTATAGGTTGGTTAGTACCCGGCCCCGGCGAGGTCTACCTTAACCATCGCCTTAATCTCGGCGACGCGGCGAAGGTGCGCGGTATAGCGTTCTTCGGCTTCCTTGGCTTCGGCTTCCTCTACAAGTCCGGCGCGGGCGGCGTTGTAGTCGTTAATCAGTCCGAACTCTTCCGTTTCCGAAACTTCGGCGCGGATGACGGCGCGGACTATCTCTTTATAGTTCGGGTTGCCCCACACTTCCACGGTGTCGTAGTCGTAGACAATTCGGGGCGATTCCACCATTACGGCGGTTTCCACTCCTTCGGGGTTGCCTTCGTCGGCCTGGGGTGCGGGTTCTGCTTCCTGTGTGCGGGCCTTCACGTTGTAGTTATAGTGGAAGGCACCGTTACCGAGCGGCAAAATAGCCGCCGGCCTAACGTCTGAATTTGATTTCATACGGGCTTTTCTTGTTTAGTTTGTTAATAAAATAGTCGCTATCGCTGTATTTAAGCCAACCCCACCACGACGCAAGTGCCTGTAAAAACTCCTTTTCGGGTACGGGGTGTTTGGCTTTCCGTAACTTTGCCAACTTCCGGCAGAGGTTTCGCTTTATACCCTTCCTTATCCGTGTTTCGTTAAGGTAAAAGACGAAGCCTAAAAAGTCAATGCCCCGGCCGTGCTTGTCGCTTCGGTCTAAGGCTACCGGGAAAATTTGCTTATTCCTCTTGACCTCTATTTTTAATTTGTTGGTCGTGTAGTCCTCAATCTCGGCGAGTAAACGGTGCAATTCCTCTTTATCGTTGGAAAGTATAACAAAGTCGTCGGCGTAGTCAATAAGGTGTTTAACGCCCTTCTTCTCCTTGAGCCAATGGCACAACGGCGTAATATAAAGGTTGGCGAAGTATGGACTAAGCGGGCTACCGAGCATAATACCGGGTTCGCTGTCTATAATGTCGTCCAAAATTTTAAGTATCCGCTTGTCCTTAATGCTCCGGCGTACTATTCCCTTCATTACGCCGTGGTCTATGGAAGGGTAATACTTCCTTATGTCGAATTTAAGACAATATACCGGGCCGCTCTGCCGGGCTTCCTGTAAGAAGTCCAAAACCTTTTTAGCTGCCGGAAGTTGCCCGCGCCGCTTCACTCCACAATAACAAGCGGAAATAAATACTTTGTCCCAAATGGGGCGAAGCACGTTTAACAGGGCGCGGTGTACTATCTTGTCGGGCGTTTCGGGAAGTATGGTAAGAAGTCGTTCTTTGGGGTCGTGAATTGTAACGGTGTAAGAAGGCGACGGGCGGAAACTATCGCTAACGAGAAGGGCGTGTATTTCCTTCGCCTGTTCCTCGACGGTCTTTGCAAGTCGCCGGGGTTTCTTCTTGTTGCGGCTCGGCGACGTGATTATAGCGTGGGTTATATTCTCCACGCTGCTAAATTCGCCGTATATGTTTCCGCGTCGTTTCACTTCTTTTTGCTTTGCTGATTCTATGGCGTTCTTCGGCGGGTAGCCTACCAAAAGCCGTTAAATAATTACTATTTTTCGCCTTTGCGGGCGGGGTCTTTGCCTTTTTAGTATCGTGTCTTAACCCTGTGGGGCTAAGTGTATCAGTAATTCCGGGAGCCGATGTTCGCATTCGTATTCGTAGCCGCGTTGTTCGTATTCGCGTTCGCAAGCCCGGCATTCGCGCCGTTGTTCGCATTACCGCCGAACAAAACGCCCGAAGGCAAACAACCCAATTCGTTTTATTCAAAGTAGTAGCGCGTTCCCGAAGCCCTCATAGTGACTTTTCGCGGGAAGGCGTTACGCTTCTTAATCTCACGAAGCACATACTTTATTTCGGTGGAATTGGTAAAGAACTTTTCCACTTGCCCCGCCTTGTCGGGGCTGTTGTCCGGGTGCTTTATCTTCACTAAGAAGCGTTCCGCCCCGAACTTGGTCTTAACTCCGTCGATGAAGTCAAGCACGAAGAAGGAAAGGTTAATTAACTTCTGCTGCGTGGTTTCGTGGCAGTTGAAGTGCTTGTTATTCTCGTCCTGTGGAATATTCAGGAAGGCGAGGGTTCCGTCGTCGTGTCCGGGGTTCGTTTGAGTATCCATATTTTTGTTTTTTATTGACCCCAACCGCCGAATAAACGGTACGCGGCGGTTGGGGCGGGTTATTGTGTTTTTGTAGGTCGTGGGGGCGTGGTCGTGCTACGCGGCGGGTATAAAGCAAAGCCGGGAGCCGATGAGCGCATGCGTATGCGAAGCCGCGTCGTTCGTAGTCGCGAACGCAAGCCCGGCAGCCGCGCCGTGGTGCGCACTACCGCCGAACAAAACGCCCCTCATAGCCACGCCGGAAGCGGGTATAGAAGTATAGAAGTAGTCCGAGAAGTAGGTCGTAGAACCGCCGCCAACCTCTCGCGGCATATTCTCGCCGAACTCTCCGGCAAGTATGGCCTTAACGTAGCCTTCCTTTCGGGGAAGGTCGCCCCGGTACTCGTAGCCGTTATAGCTGCTGTCTTGGAACTGAGCCGGGTCGTTGCAAACGTAGAACTTCGACAGCCCGCCGTCCGCGTCGCTCTGTATCTCACACTTACAGCCGTCCGTCCAGCTCCAAATATGCCCAAAGGGGTTTTCTAACCCTCGGTAACTTGGAACCTGTACGACTAAGGGGGTAGCGTCGTATTCGGTGGGCATTGTGAACTCTACCACGCCCGTAGCGTTGCCGAGGCTGTTGGTATAGCCACACGGCACGAAGGGATAATAGCCGTTAAAGGTGCTCCACTTCGTACTATTAAGCGTTGTTACGCCTGCGCCGAGTCCGCCCTGCTTGTAGCCGTTTGCGTCGGGCTGCGCATTAAATGCCGCTTGACAATTAAGGTTGGCGTATTCAATGACGAACAGCCAATAGGTTGTAAGCTGCGCGGCGTATAGGTCGCAGTTCCACCCTTTGCCGTTAAGCCCGGCTTCGCCACGGTTGCGGGCGTAGTTGCGGAAGTTGGTAAGGGAAATTTGTGTAGCCGGAAGTCCGAGAAGGCTGCGGTATGTTCCATCCCACGCGGTGTTATTGTTTCCACCACGGAAGGCGGCGGTAGCGTTGACGACGGAAGCCAATTTAGGCGTAGCCGTAACGGTGCGGTCTACGGTGGCTTCGTAGGCACTGCGGTACATTAAGGGGATTTCGTGGAAGCCGGGTAACGGGTATTCGGAAATAAGGGCTACTAAGTCCGTGCCGTCGAACTCAAACTTTCGGTAATGGCGGGGAATTTCAACCATTACTTGCCCGTCCGCCCCGGTAAGGTTGGCGGCGGCTCCGTTGTCGCGCTTGGTGCTGTCGGTAGCGTGAAGGTAGTAGGCTACCGTTCCGTTGTCACGAAGCACACAACGGCGCATTTTGGACTGAATAGGCAGCGAAACGTGAAGTTCCGGGCGGCCCACTCTCTCCAACGTGGTAGCGGCTACGGTCGTCTTGATTTTAACGCCGTAGTAATAATCGTAAGGGAAGGCGGGCTTAGTGTTGCCCGCTGCTATGATTAAACCCATATTCGTATGTTGTTTTAATAGCCCCAAAGAAGGGCGGTTTTTTGACTTGTTGATTTTATCTCGCGGACTATTTCGGGGTTCCACCCTGTTTCAAAGCGCGTGGCTATAAACTCGCCTTCGGGCATTCCCCAAAGGTTCACTTCAAGCACTACCGCCGCTTCTCCGTCGTTCTTGACGCAAAAGGGGGTATCTTTTCGGAAACTGCCGCCGTCGAAGTTGACCGGGCCAATTACCGAAACTTGTACGCTTACTTGGTCGCCGTTCCTGTTTGTCATATAGGGTCGTTTTAAGTTGGTGCAAATTTTCTTTATAATCGTATCAATTTAATACGTCGCTAAATATCCGTGAAGTGTTTGTTATCCCGCCCGCCGTGTAGGACGGGGTAACAAAGCACTATATAGCGGCGTGTTTCAGTCGGTTAACTTATATGACTAAGCCAATAAGCGTAATAGTTGCTACTTCCGTCCCAAACTAACATAAATTCGGCGGTGTCGCCCTTAGCCATATTCATTTTACCTGTTTCGTTGCCGCCGTTTTGGTTTAGTCGGTATGGGTAACTATTACTATTCATCGGGTACGTTGTGGCTCCGGCGCTGCTCTTGCCCGTTACGAAGGTATTACGCCCGGTAATGTAGCCTGTCTTTGTGCTTGTGCTATCGACAATAATAGTAAAGCGGACGGCAAAAGGGGTACTACTGCCAATTCCTAACGCGGTGGCTATGGATCCACGCGAAGGGAAGCCAATCCCGGCGTTATCGTAAATGAACTTCGCTTTAATGCGGAACATTGTAGGCGAGGTTAACTCGCCCGGAATATGGCAAGTGTTGGTAGATGGTGTTATTGTCGCAAGTCCGTAACTTTCTATATATCTATCCGAAACTATTGCCCCGGTCGCTTTTATTGCGAGGTTGGTTGTTGCTCCTGTTACGCTAATAAGAAGGCCGTAGTTCGTACCCCATGAGTTTGGCGTTGAATTAGTAAAACGTCCTACGCCTACCATTCCGACGGACGCGGGCAATACGTTGGTACCAATCGAAGCCCAGCAGTAAGTGTTAGCGAATTTTATAAAATCGCCTAACAGGGATAGGCCACTCCCCGAAGAAGCCGTACTACTTGAAGCCGTGCCAATTCGTCCGCTTCCAATCTCAAAGCCGCCAATAGTGCCGGAATTGGCGTTAATGGTTCCCGAGATTGTTCCCTTGGTGGCTACAAAACTACCGTCTTGAAGGACGCGGAAGGGAGCGGTAAAGCGATTCGCCTTACTTGCTCCGGCCCAAATCCTCACCTTTCGGGCTTCGGTTTCGTTAGCTGCTTCGTTCTCGCCGCCCGTTATTCCGGCTACAATACTTTGGGAATTTCCGTTAGCAAGCTGCACCGTCCCGGCTGTAATTATACCCCGGTCGATGGTTACTTGGGTATTGTCGTAAAAGGTGGCTTCCGCCCAATCGTTCACGTTAAAGCCGGAAGCGCGGGCGGTAACACAACGGTAGAGGTCTTTCCGGGCTACTCCTGTGCTATCCGTCCACGAGCGTAGCCAAAGGTCGCCTACGTCGTAAGGGCCGTAAGGCTGTGCTACGAATACTTGCCGCTTGCGGTCGGCTGTGTCCTGTGCTTGGCTTGCGGCTTCGTATGCGTCTATTGCCTTTTGGTCTTCTATGGTCGTCCACGAAAAAAGATAAGCAACTGCCCCCGTTTGGGGGTTACGAATTGAGGAGCTTCGGTATCTTTTTAATGTCTTCGTGGTGCTGTTGTACCAAAAATCGCCGACGTGCTTTAACTTCTCCGCTGTTGTCGTCCACGCCGTAGCCGGGTCGGTAGTCTGGAACCAGCTCTCTATCTTTCCGTCTATTTGGTCGGTTATATCGCTGACGGTAGGAAGAAAATTATTATTTATGAAGTTCGTTAGCCCGCTGTCATCGGTGTACTTGCTCGCCTTCTCCCAATCGCCGGAATTATAAGCCTCGGTTAGTCGCTCACGTTTGCATCGTAGGATGTCGCCCGTGTTGCCCTGTACCCAAAGGTCGCCAACGTGGTAAGGCGTGTAAGGGGTAGATACGAAAATTTTAGCCTTGTCGTTGGCTGCGTCGAGCGCGTCCTGTGCCAACGCTAACGCTTGGGCTAATTCCGTGTCTTCAAGTTCTTGCCACTTGTAGACATCGCGGGGCTTCCCGGTGCCGCTTGCTTCGGTAGTTTTTATGTATCGCCAAACCTTGCCCGTTTCCGTGTTATAGTATAGGTCGCCGAGGTGGTTGTCTTGCTCCTTCGTTCCGGCAGCTATCCAATCCTTTGTAGGTTCGGTGGTGTCCGACGGGTCGGACTGATAAAACCATTGTTCTATCACGCCGTCTAACTGCGCTTGAAGTTCGCCCAATACCCCCGGAAGGGTGTTGTTTATATAGTCCTTCAGCTCGTCGGTCTTTTCCTGTACGTCGGCAATGTCATAATAGTTGCCGTCGCTGCCTACGAAGCGAATAACGCCGCCTATCTCGTCGTTATCCAAATCGAAGTAGCACTTACCGCCGCCGCTGCTCTCAATTCGTCCGGTACGAAGGAAACGCCCGTTTATTGTGGAACTGCCGTAAGTAAGGCTTACCAATCGGCCGGGGTTCTTGCCGCCCGCGTCGGTTACGACGCTGTTAAGCACTCCGACGAGGAAGTTATAGTACCCTGCTTCCTGTTCTACGGTTATAGCACTTTCCGAAAGGATAATAGTACCGTCCCCCGCTGCTGTGGAACAACGGGCGTAAATGTAATAGGCTGTTGCGGGTTTAAGGTTGGTATAGGTCGCCGTAGTCAGTACCCACTGCCTAATATTTTCTTCTATGGCGTAATGGGCCAACCGGCCGCCGGAAATGTATAGCGCGTTTGGATCCTTGTTGTAGTTCGGTTGGAAGGTTACGTTTAACAGCGTGAACTGCGTAGACTTCGCGCCAACGCTTAACATCTGCGTTTCAATGGAAAGGGGCTTTATTTTCTCGCTGTAATAGTCGCCTTCCGGGTCGAATACCATGTTTAACAACTCTTGCGTAGCCATCCAACGTCGCCGCGCCCTTGTGGGGTCGGCTAACTTGTTGATGTTTATCACGTCGTTAATGTCGTCTATCTCGTTCAATACGCGGACGGTAGTAGACTTCGTAACGGTGTCGCTCAGGGTTATTTCGTAGGTATGCCGCTTCAATAGGTTGCGTTCTATCCTCACTATGCGGACAGCCTTGTTAATGCCTAATTCTTCGTCCTTGACGTTAATGTAGTCGCCAACGTGGAAAATTTCGGCTTCCACCTCTTGCCCGAAGGTCTTTATAAGGAAGTCTTCGGAAAGGGTAAGTTTATAACTTACTTGGGGCTGTGTCATGGCCGGGAAGTCCTTCTTTGCGGCTTCCGCTAACTTGTTTTCGGCGGCGGTAATATAACTTTCGGGCAGTTGTATCTCGGTAATTATATACTTGTCGCCTTTGGAAATTTGGAACGCGCCGGACGTGGCGGAAGGGAATACCATACCATTTTCGTCCGTGAAGCGGTTAAGTATGAAGGTTCGGGTAGCGTGGTCGTACTTGTGTACATCAAATTCGTAGCCCGCTAACTGCCCGGTTTGGAATTTGATTTTTGCCGCCACTCCGTCCAATAGATAACGGGTACTTCCGTCCGGCTTTTTGGCGTTCAAGTCGAACATAGCGTTATCCCCGGCGGTGGTGTCGGAAAAGGTTATTTCGTCCGGGCCTATGGCTGTAACCTCGCCGACGCGCTCCGGCTTGATGTCGTAAACTTTTTCGTTTTCCTTTACGCCGTATTGGGCTATTGCCTTCGCGTCCTCTAAGAAGGAAGTAAGGCGGTCGGTGTTGGGAAGGCACAGCCGGGTATGGCCGTAGTTTTGTCCGAGGTTATCCTGTCCGCCGTAAACGAAAAGGCGGGTAGTTAGTCCGGCATTGTTCACGTTGGTACGTTTAAGGCTATACAAGCCTTTGCCACGTCCGTAACGAAGCGTAAAGGCGTGGGTAACGCCCGCCTTCTCCTTGATGTTAATCGTGTTGAAGCCGTTGCCGGGTGTTATCTCAAATTCTACGTTCCATTCGCTACAAATGTCTTGAAGCACTTGTAGGCAGTTACGGCTTGACGTGGTTAGGTTCTTGTAGTCGGTCGTTCCTTCTGCCGGGCAGCTCCCTAAACGCCACTTGTTAGGCTGTACGCGGTTGGCGTTCCACACCAATACGCGCAAATGCCCATATAGGTCGCTGTAATAGGTATCGCCGTAAGCGTCCGGCGGTAACTTATATTGCGCGTCTATCAGCCCGTATTGTAGCCCTTCAAAGGTTATGTCGTATTCGTAGCGGCGTAGTCCGTTCTTACCCGGTTCGGGTAATTGGTTAGCCGTATAGGTACGCCCGTAGACTTTTATACGGTCGCCAATATCGACGGGAAGGGGTACGGCTGACGAAACGGTAACTGTAACAACGTCGTCGGAAAGTAAGGCGGTTTTTTGGGTCGCCTTACTGATTCCGCTGACGTTCTTACGGCTGAAAAGCGGGGTTTCGCTTCCGTCGGAATGGGTAATTATAATCTGTTCCATACGATGATGCCGTTGGTAGAAAAGTCGGTTATTTCCTCAATAACCCCGGCAATTACGACGTAGTAAACGCCATTTTCGGCGTAGGTATGCTTCAACGCCTTCGCGCCTGTGAAGTCGCCGTAAACGTCTTCGGTTACGGTGCCGTCGCCCCAATAGACGTTAACAACTTTGTCGGTCTTGAGGGATATGCTTACTTCGCGGCTTGCGTCGTTTATAGGTTGGTGGCGAACTACACGCTTCACGGGGTCGGGTTCCTTTAATTTTAGGCTGAAATTGCCTATCATCTTGTCGTCGTGCCAACGCTTGTTAAAGGCTATGCCGTCCGGGGCGTAGACTTCGTAAAGTAGCGGCTTTGTCGGGTGGATGCTTATCATAAGCCGCGCCGTTCCGTCCTCGCGTAGAATTTCGAAAAGTCGGTTTACCCTCTCCACGAAGTCAATTTTACCCGAAGCCTTCAACCAACAATTAAGCGTTATTTCGCGTTCCTCGTAACGCTTGTTTGCGAGGTCTACTACTTTGCCGTGGTAGTCGGGCCAATCAACTGAGGCGGCCTGCTTCAACTTCGGAAGGTCGGTTACGCCGTTGGAACTCTCTACCCTTATACCCATTTCGCGGAAGTTTACGCCGTTAAGGTAGTATTCAAGTTGCGAAACGCTGTTAAGGCTTCCGGCTATATCGTCGTCGGATAGGGCTACATTGTAAACCTTCACTTCGTCCAAATCGGCGTAGCCGTATTCCGTTCCATAGACATCTTGAATAATGGCTATTCCTGTAAGCGCGGCGGGTAGCGTAACACTGCTAACGCGCTGCGTGTCTAAGTAAAGGGTTACGGTGTTCCCGGCCTTCTTTATGGTAAGGAAGCCCCAACTATCGGGGTTTACGTCTATCCAAATTTCGCGGCTTCCTTCCAATAGCGCGGTATTACAAAAAAGCCCGATTCGCTTTCCTGTAACTCCGTCGGCGTATTTGTTCGCCTTGACCCACGCTAAAATAGTGAAGTTCCCGGTTAAGGGTATGACGTTAGCCGGAACTTCGGCGTAGCCTTCGCCGGGGAAGCGTAGGCAGTTGCCCTGTTTGCCTACGACAAAGGGACAGCCTACTATTTCCGCGTCGTGGCGGTTGGCGGCGAAGTCATAGGCTACGGTTGAACCGTCCGCTTCGTCGAAGGGAAGGTTAAGTATAAGGTTTTGCTCTAATGCCATGTTACTTGCGTTTATCGGTTGTTTTTATTCTCGCTTGCTCCGTGGCCTGGGTTTGGCACTCTCCGCCGTGAAGGATGACGCTTACCCGTGCGTTGTCGCTTGCTGTTATGTTGACCTTTGCCGCGCCGTCTATGCTGACGACGACAAAGGCGTTATTTCTTGCCGTGATGGTTATCTCGCTGTTGTCACGCGCCCACACTTGGCCGGCATCAAAGTTACCGTATTCAACCGTCCCGGCGGCGTTGTCGAAGGCTATAACACTTCTTGGACTTTTCGCCGCTATTAGGTCGTCGGCGCAAAACACACCGAAGCGGGCGCGTATGTCGGAGAACTCGGCGCGAAGTTCCGGCGAAGGGTAGTTATTTTCGGAGCAGAAGTCCTGACCCTTGACGAAAAGGGTTATAAGGCGTTCTTTAGAAGAAGCCTTTAATATGAAGTCGTACCACTCCGAACAAATACCCGCCGCCTTCGCTTCGGCTGCTAATCGTTGCTTAAGTTCGTGTAGTTG